TATGGTTCTCGCTGGCTCCTCAATTGCGCAGTCTCTCGATCCGCGCGTCCAGCAAGAGGAACACGCACAATGAAAAGCGTCATGAACCATAGCTTTGCGAGGGTGCCTCAAGCTAATATCCCTCGCTCTAAATTTGACCGCTCCTGTGGTCATAAAACAACCTTCGACGCGGGCTACTTAGTCCCCGTCTTTATCGACGAGGCTTTGCCCGGCGATACTTTCAACGCCAAGTTGACCGCCTTTGCCCGCCTCGCTACTCCTCTCCACCCCTTCATGGACAACCTTTATGTGGATACCCACTTCTTCTTCGTTCCCAACCGCCTCATTTGGGACAATTGGGAGAAATTTAACGGTGCTCAAGACAATCCCGGCGACTCTACCGATTTCCTTGTCCCCCAAATGGCTGCCCCTGCCACTACAGGCTACGCCAATGGCTCTCTCTCCGATTACTTCGGGATACCTACTGAGGTCCCCGACCTCCCCCATAACTCGCTCTGGCACCGAGCTTACAATCTGATCTATAACGAATGGTTTCGTGATCAGAACCTCCAAGACTCCGTTGTAGTCGACAAGGGCGACGGACCCGACGATCCTGCCGACTACACCCTCCTGCGTCGTGGCAAGCGACACGACTACTTCACTTCTTCTCTCCCTTGGCCTCAAAAAGGTCCCTCTGTGGACCTCCCCCTTGGCACTTCCGCACCGGTTGTCGGTGTCGGTGCCAAAGCCTCTGTCTCTGCTCCCTTCTCTGCCACTGCTCTCTGGTCCGATTCTGGCGATGGCCTCACAGAGGCTCGCACTGGCCGAGACAGTGACGCTATCGTTCTCGAAACCGACGGTAGTGGCATCCCCAACGTCTATGCTGACCTTACGGCCGCGACAGCTGCGACCATCAACCAGCTGCGACAGGCCTTCCAAATCCAAAAACTATACGAACGCGACGCCCGTGGCGGTACGCGTTACATCGAGCTGCTCAAAGCTCACTTCGGCGTCACAAGCCCTGACGCCCGCCTCCAGCGCCCCGAATACCTCGGCGGCGACTCTACCCCTATAAACGTGCAACCTGTGCCTCAGACGTCCTCTACGGACGCCACAACCCCACAAGGCAACCTTGCCGCCTATGGCACCGCTGCAATGCGGGCCCATGGCTTCAACAAGTCCTTTGTGGAACACGGCGTGATAATTGGGCTCGCCTCAATTCGCGCCGACCTCACCTATCAACAAGGCCTTAACAGAATGTTCTCCCGCCAAACGCGGTGGGACTTCTACTGGCCTGCTCTCGCCCACATCGGCGAGCAAGCCGTTCTCAACCAAGAGATTTACGCCCAAGACCCCTCTGTGGTCGATGGCGACGGCACTCCCGAAAATGAACTCGTTTTCGGATACCAAGAGCGATTTGCGGAATACCGCTACAAACCTTCCCTTATCACTGGTCAATTCCGCTCCAACTTCGCTCAATCCCTCGACACTTGGCATCTATCCCAAGACTTCTCTGCTCTCCCTGCCCTTAACGATACCTTTATCGTTGAGGACCCTCCGGTGGACCGCGTAATTGCGGTCCCTGCGGCACCCCATCTCATCTTCGACAGCTATATGTCGCTGAAATGTGCCCGCCCTATGCCAATCTACTCCGTCCCAGGCTTAATCGACCATTTCTAAGCCTGGTCCATAACCGCAGATCGGCTGGCCCATCCACACGGCAGGGCCGATCTGCCCCTCAATTGGAGAACTGCCCATGGGCCTATTCGACAAAATCCTCGACTCTATCCCCGTTGTTGGCCCTGTTCTCGGGGGAATCCTCCAGAACAAGTCCAACGAAAAAATCAGTGCTAAGCAAATGGCATTCCAAGAAAGAATGTCCAACACCTCCTACCAACGCTCTATGGCCGACATGAAAGCCGCGGGGCTAAATCCTATGCTTGCGTATCAGAAAGGTGGTGCCTCGACCCCCCAAGGTGCTGGCATCCCCTCTCAGAACGTAGCTAAGGATATACCCGCTGGCACTCAGGCCAATACAGCGAAACAACTGGCGAACGCCCAAGTTGAAAACATCAAATCCCAAACTGCTCTCAATGAGAGCAACTCCGCGCTTACCCTCGAACGCATGAACACGGAACGCGCCCAACAGGGCAATCTCTCCGCTTCCACCATGCTCACCCAAGCGCGCAACACCACTGAACTCACCCAGAACCGGATTGCTCAACAACTTCTAGAGCAAGCCGAGATCGGTACTTCCATCAAATGGAATGATCTCACCGTCTCCTACGCCCAAGCCGCTGGCGCTGCTATCGAACGCGCCATCGACGAGGACGGAATAGGCGAATACGCCCGCAACCTCGACCGCATGAAAGGCGGCGCCCAAATGATCAATGGTCTCATTGATCGTATTCCAACCCCGTCAAGGGCGCTTCGCGCTCTTGCTTCCCGTACCCGTCAAAATAATCGCTCTCAACGCGATTTAGACCTCATTGAATAGGTGCCCTATGAAATTCAAAACCGCTTACTCCAATATGCCCCGTGTCCAATTCTCTACCACGGGTCCCTCTCTTACCCGCCAAGCGTCCAAGAACGAATGCGATATCAATCGTATCATGGCCCGTTTCGAGAAAACTGGCATGATCGAACATCGCAACACCTTCGAAGGAACCTATGGCGACTACATCAACACTCCGCAGGACTACCAAGAGGCCATTAATCAAGTCATGGCCGCTAACGAGATGTTCTCGTCTCTCCCTGCTTCTGTCCGTAAACGCTTTGGCAATGATCCCGCCGAATACGTAGAATTCATCGGCGATCCTGACAACGCTTCCGAAATGGTCCGTCTCGGCATCGCAAGCCGCCGTGAGGACCCAATCCAAGACGTTATCGACCGTCAACCGCCCAAAGCGAAAGAGCCTTCTAAGACCCCTCCCAAGGCCTCTGACGACGATCCGTCATAAACCTTGCACAGTTCTCTACTTGATGTAACTGTGCGGACTGACACCAATCAGTCCTAACCATGGAGAATCTCGACATGAAAAAGCGAATGAAAATGAGCCGAAAAAAATCCAAACGCAACTTCCGCGCTGGCTCCAAAGTGAAGGGTAAGAATTACCTCACAGGGTCCATGCGCGGCGGCATCCGGCTTTGACCCAGCCGGTGCCCTGCTATTGTCCCCTCGACGGCTGGCGGCATCGCGAACACAATGGGTTCACGATGTCTCCCGCCTACGCCTTGAGGGACCAACCTCTCACAGTCCCCTGTGGCCAGTGCATCGGTTGCCGCCTTGAGCGATCCCGCCAATGGGCAATCCGCAATATGCACGAAAATCAAATGCACGATGAATCGTGCTTCCTTACTCTCACCTATGACGACGATAACCTGCCTTACGGCAACACGCTCGTCATGCCCCACTTCCAAAAATTCATGAAACGCCTCCGGAAAAAAGTCGGCCCCGTGCGTTTCTTCCACTGTGGTGAATATGGCGACGAAACCGATCGTCCCCACTACCACGCCCTAATCTATGGATGGCAACCCAATGACCCAGAACTCTTCACTAAGTCGGGGGAATTCCCCCTCTACAATTCATCTGTTCTCACCTCTCTCTGGGGTCATGGACACGCAACTTACGGCGCAGTCACTTTCGACACTGCCGCCTATACCAGTCGTTACATTACTAAGAAAATTACTGGTGAAAAATCCGATGAACACTATCGCTTCATCGACCAGGACACGGGCGAAATAATCGACCGCAAGCCTCCCTACTGCACAATGTCCCGAAATCCCGGCATTGGCATGCCTTGGCTCCGTAAATACGGCACCGAGGCCTATAACCACGACAGCGTGATCATGCGCGGTCGTGAAATGAAACCCCCCCGCGCCTACGATCGCGCCTTCGAACACACAGATCCCGATACATGGGAAACTGTGTCAACCCAGCGCCGCCGCAAGGCCGCTGAACGTACTAACTACCCAACTCAACGACAACTCCGCGCTGGCGAAATCATCGCCAACAAGCGCCTCCAACAGAGGTCTCAAATATGAAACTCTATACAATCCGCGATGGCTCTGCCGAGTTCTTCCTTCCCCCCTTCTGCGCCCCGAACGCCAACGTAGCCCAACGTATGTTCATTGGCTCTCTTGGCGATTCCTTCAACTTTCGCGCAGACTTCCTCTTGTACTGCATCGGCGAGTTTGATGATCAAACTGGCCTGCTCAAACCCAGCGATCCAACTATGGTTCTCGCTGGCTCCTCAATTGCGCAGTCTCTCGATCCGCGCGTCCAGCAAGAGGAACACGCACAATGAAAAGCGTCATGAACCATAGCTTTGCG